ATGGAAGAACTTCACTTTGTTTACATCAATGCAAATGGTCGTATCGGTGTTCACTCTATACAGAGCATCAGTTATAGCGAAAATCATATACAGGGCATTTGTAAGAACACCGATCGAATAAAAACCTTCCGAAAAGACCGCATTCTTAAACAGTACGATTCACCAGAACAAGCCATTCAGGAGTGCGCGTCATTCCTCCCCGAAAACTACTCACATCTAACCAAGCAGTCTGGTCCGAAAAAAAATACATTCGATGTGTGTTTCACCGGATTTAAGAAAGCAGATAAAGAAAGATTGGTTGATAAGGCGAATGAACAAGGATTAACGGTAAGAACCTCTGTAACCCAAAGCCTTCAGATGCTCTGTTGCGGTTACAATGCAGGCCCATCAAAAGTATCGGCAGCCAGGATGAAAGGCACAATCATCATAGATGAGCCTGGCTTTATACATTTTCTTGAAACGGGTGAGATCCCAGATGAATAAAAACCTGCCGTAGCAGGTTCTCTTTCTCAAAAATTCATATGCCCCTGACCACCTGGCAATGGATGTGGAGGAGCAGTAGCAATCAGTGCGGGTGTCACAATAAACCGGACCACTGTTTCATGGGTAACAAAAGTACTCCCGCAGTTAATATTTTGGCACTGGCAGTAACGCTCTTTGGTGCTTTCAGTTACTTGAAAACTGCTCCTTGTGTGTGCCGCATGACCACACTTTGGACAATTCATCATATCCAGATCCCTACCTTTGCTATCAGAATCATTGTAATGATACACAAAATATCAATATTGAGAACACTTTATTCCATTTCAAGATCATCAATCTTCACTTCGAGTTCAATACTGGTTGTAAAACCGTTATCCGGGCTGACGGTATGTGTCAGAGTCGTAATGGTCCATTCCGCATCATCTATCGGCTGTTTAAAACCACTGACCTTCACAGGCATTTCCGTGTAGAGATCTGCCCGCCCTTCTGCCAGTTGTAGAGAAAATGACGCAACGCCGCGTTGCAGGCGTTCCCACTGCATTTTCGCCGCTCGTTCGGCGTTGCTCCGGTTGGCATAAGTGCGATTAAGTACCAGCACGTTTTCATCCGTACCCACCAGGTAATCGCCCTGCTTCGCTTCTGGCTCTTTCTTCTGCTTCTTAGTTCTGCGCTTACGCTTCACCGTGGTGCTTTCTTTCTTCGCAGGTTCGCGGGTATGCAACCAGCTGGCAATTACGCCCGTGTAGGCTCCGCGATCTGCCAAGGTAAATCGGTGACTGTCGCCGTCCTTGCGTGTGATAGTGATCACTGGCAGAGGTTTACCAGTGGCGCTTTTGCCCTGCCCCTGCCGGATGAATAACAGATTGCCATTTTTCACCGACGCGATGGCACCGTACTGTCGCGCCAGCCGCATCAGAAAACTGCCGTCACTCTCATTAGTCTGGTCTATATGCTCCACGGGCTTATCCGACAGGTCTTTACCCAGTGCCATCTTCAGCTTGTGCCGCGCGGCTATTTCCTTCACCACTTCCCCGACGGTGGTCTTATGCCACGATTTTTCACGGCGGGTATTCAGCGTTTCCCTAAAATCAGCACTTCGCGCCCGGATAGTCAGGCGATCCGGTGCACCAGTGTGTTCAATCTCGTCCACCGTGAATGCCCCTTTCGGGAAAAGCGGCTGCCCCTTCCAGCCCAGCGCCAGCGTAATGACCGCACCACGGCACGGCAGCACGATTTTTCCGTCGGCGTCGTCCAGCTCCAGATCAAGCTGGTCCGCTTCAAAGCCCCGGTTATCCGTCAGCGTAAGCCCCATCAGGCGTTTGTCCAGCACAGTGGTGATATCCTTCCCCTCAATACTGATGCTGAATGCGGGAGTTTTGTTGCCTTTGTTAAGCAGTTCAGAGCTGAAATTCACGACAGCAGCCCTCCCACCGTTTTACTGATATCGCTTAAGGCAGACGTTGCCGTATCCTGCAAATTATTCAGCTGCGCACTGAGATCACCGAACATATCGGACAGGGATTCATCCACCCGTTTGAGCGACAGGGTAAACTCAATCCGGCGCGGCATACCATCGCGGAAAAACTCCGTTTTAGTCTGATTCAGTCCCTCAATCACATACATGCCATAAATCGTGCCGCTGCCTTCAATCAGGGGCCATGCTTTTCCCTGTTCTGCCATCTGCTCCAGAGCCAGCAACGACAGCCTGCCGCCCGTTATCTCCGGCATAAGAACACCAGAAAGCGTCAGCATGTCGTTGTCCGGTCCCAGAAATTGCGTGGACGGACGACGGTTTACCCGGCTGTTTGCCGCATGTCGCCAGCTGCGTTGATACTGCAGTTCCTGATACGGAACGGTGCGCAGCATAAACACGTACAATCCCAGCACCATCATCATGCGTCGTATCCCCCCTGATCGCTGTAGTTACTCCTGGCTTTTGCCTTCAGCCTGCGTTCACGTTCATCAAGCTGGCGTGCCACCTCCCGCGCAATATCCTGCGCACTTTGTCCTGGCTGCGTCTGAATGATGATCTGCGTCGGTGCCTCAATCCGGTGAACGGGCGGTACAGTGGCTGCACGACTCACCATCGCTTCGCCGCCTTTCGCGGGAAGTGCCAAAGGATGCAACGGTGGAAGCTCTGCAGGCGCGGCAGCAACGCCCATCATTTCGGCAACAACGGCAGCCAGTGCAGCTGTATTTCTCCGGCTGGTCACATTTGCCGGGCCGTTAACAATTTCCGGCCCGTTTTCACCGACGATGCCAAACTGCCCGCGCGGGATATAGCCGCCGCTGTCATACATCCCCGCAAAGCCATATCCCCATGACGGAAAACCACCCGGTGGCATCATCACTTTACCGTCTGCATTCACCGTCGCAGGTTGCTGACGCGTCACTCTTTCCGGCAGTTTCGCCTTTGCAGCCTCTTTACTGACAATGCCGAGTTTCTCCAGCAACCAGGAAACGCCGGATTTCAGGGAGTCCAGCGGATGCATGACCATATTCAGCCCTTCCGCCAGTGCCTCCCCGAATCGTCGCCCCATTGCCGCTGCACTCTGCAGTTCGGCAGAGGTCGACTTAACGGGCGTCAGCAGATCAGTAAACCAGCCCCACAGCGCCTGTACTTTGTCGCCAATCCACTGGAACACGGGCTTAAGCGGTTCGAATGCTGCACTGACGGGACCTGCCGCCGCTTTGAATCCTTCCACCACGCCACCAAGAAATGCGGTGATGGGTTGCCAGTATTTCCAGACAACCAGCGCCACGCCCGCCAGTGCAGTAACCACAAGACCTATCGGACTGAGCAGAGCACCTAACAGACCAGATACGGCATACAGGGCAACGCGCAGCATCGCCAGTGGACCAGATGCCAGTACTCGCAGCACCGTGCCTGCGGAGGCCAGTCCACCGCGCAGTACCGCCAGAGGATTCATAAACATCACAGCAACAGCACGTAAACCGGATAATCCAGACCGCAAAAGTGCAACCGGCGCACCTGCTACAGTTTTCAGGACATTTCCCGTCAGTGATGCCGTGCGGCGCAAAGACGACAACGGTGCAGTAAGTAAACCTGCGGCGTTGCCCGATGAAGCAAGCCCGCGTCGCAGCAGTGCAAGTGGTGCGCCTGCCAACCAGGACAACGCGCTGCTGGTTCGCGTTACTGCTGCCGTAACGGAAGGTAACGTTTTGATACCCAGCACAGAGAATCCCAGACGGATGACTGCCAGCGGCCCCAGCACAGCAGCCAACACCACAGCCAGGGTGCCGAGGCCCACAGTAACAGCAGCCACAACCGCGGCTACTTTCATCAGTGTGCCCGTCAGTTCAGGGTTAGCTTCCACCCAGCGACGCAACGCCCCCGTGATGCTTTTCACCGTGTACAGAATATCCATCAGCGGCTGGCGCAGCGTTTCGCCCAGGCTGCTGAAGGTGTTCTGCGCTCCGGTTTTGACCAACAACCACTGCGCAGAAAGTGAGTCCTTGTTAATGTCGGATTCTTTCTGCATCGAACCGAGCGCATCATTGCCCGCTGTCAGTTTTAGCTGGCGCTGCAGTTCCGGCAGGTTGTTTGCCAGTTTCGCCGCATCATCGCCAAACTCTTTACCAAACAACATGGTCATGGCAGACAAGCGCTTATCCTGCGGCAGTGCGTTCACCTTCTCCAGTACGCGCTGGATAGTTCCCATCGCATCCTTCGTCATCTGCTTTTCAATCACTTCAGGATTGAGTTTCAGCAGATTCATTCCTTCAAAGAAACTCTTGCTTTGCATGGTCGCAATGGACAATTCACGCACCACCGCGTTGGCAGCACTGGCAGCGACCTCCGGCGCAGCCCCCAGTGTCAGGAAGGTGGAACCCAGCGCCGCCGCTTTACGATAATCCAGACGATCAGCCACACCGCCCAGGCGTTGCATGACATCAATGATGTCTGCCCCTTTCGACATAGCGTTATCATCCAGATAGTTCAGCGCATCACCGAGCTGTTCAATATTGCGGGTTGGTATTTTGTAGAGCTGGGCGATTTTCCCCAGACTTTCTGACAGTTCATCCGCTGGCAGCTCAAAGGCTGTTGCCGCCTTTGCTGCCGTACTGGCGAAGGCCAGCAGGTCACGTTTCTGGTCCTCCCAGCTGTCGTCAGGGTTTGCCACATTCATGCGCGCACCACCTTCAACCAGTGCGGCGAAGTCCACAGCACCGTTTTCCATTGGCAGCTGTTCACTGGCAGCTTTGATGGCATCCTGCATTTCGTAAAAACGCGCAGTGCGGTTGCCATTATCGTCACGCAGACCATTGACCTGCTTTGCCACACCTTTCATGGCATCTTCCATGCTGGTATAGCTTTTTACCGCCGCCATCACTGGCGCGCCCATTGCCAGCCCTGCAGCCGTGGTGGTGGCTCCGGCTCCTGCGATGCGATCGCGCACTTCAAGCCGTCTTGAGTATTGTTCTCTGGCAGCGTTCATCCGTGCCTGTTGTTCACCCAGACGTTTAAGTGCTTTTTGCTGGCCCTCTAGTGCCTGACGAGTTTCTTCGGCATTTTTCTTAAGTTCTCGCTGGGCACTACTGAGTTGTCTGGTATCAATCCCTGATTCTTTAAGTGCCTGACGTTGTCTCTGGACCGCCCCCAACAAGCCGTTATAGGTCTGCTGAAGTTCCTGTACTCGTGTTTTGGCCTGACTGAATAACTTTGCCTGCGCGGCGGTTGGCCTGTTAGTGGCAGCAAATTGTGTGGCGAGTTTTGCCGCCTCTTCGCGGGCTGCGTTCAGGTTGTTGGCTGTTATGGCTAGTTGCGAGCGCGTCTTGCGAAATTCATCAATTCTGCCAGCCTGCTTATTCAGTTCTTTGAGGCTGTTTCGGGTATTCTGAATTGCGCCAGCCAGCTCTTTCGAACTGGCCTGTGCAGCACGGAATGGGCGGGTGAGTTTGTCAACCGCATTAAGAATGACCTGCAGGCGCAGGTTATTATCACTCATCGTTGGCCCCGCTTCTCTGAATCGCTTTATACCGCCATTCCAGCACTTCGGTCAGCGGCATAACGTCAGTAACGGATGGCGGCCAGTGAAAGATGGTGGCGATATCAGCCACCAGATCGTCAACCGTCAGGCTGTCGGTAAACCGGCAAGCACCGACTTCTTCAACAAAAAAGTGACAACCTCAACCGACATGGCAGTGAGATCTGCCGGGTCCATCTCTGCAATTTCCTGTGCAGTCAGTGCCGGACTGGAGATGCGGGGGATCACGGTCATCATCGCGTTCACATCCATATCCATAATGGCCTGCAGGCGTGTACCGCGCAGCGCACCGGACTGCGGTTTACGCAGCACAATTTCGGTGATTTCTGTTTTACCGCGCTTGATGGGGGTATCCAGTTGAATAGTCTTTTCAGTCTGCTTATCGCTCATTTTGCTGTCCTGTAAATTGGGTTCTGGCGCGGTATCCCGCGCCGTTCAGATACATCAGAGGCCGAGGGCGTTGCGGTGCGCTTCCATCAGGTCCACACCGTCCACAATTTCCACCATGTTGATAAGGTCCACTTCATAGAGCACCTCACCATTTATAGTCAGCTTCGCGTAGCTGTTGGTACTGGTCACTTTGGTGGTGTTGCTTTCGCCCGTCTTCCACTCGCCGGAATCCACTTCTTTGTGACGTCCACGCACCACAAGCTCCACGGCCTGCACTTCCCCGGTATCGTCACGCTGGATAGAGCCGGTAAAGCGCAACTGGATACCATCCACCGTGGCTTTGCCCATCTGCTTAAACAGCAGCAGTTCAGTACCACCAATGGAAAATTCCGTATCCAGTGCGCCGTCATCCAGCCCCAGATCCACATCCACTGCACCCGGCATTCCGCCGCCGCGATACTTCTCATATTTGCGGGTAAATTTCGGCAGCGTCAGCGACTCAACGATCCCCTGCCAGTTGTTCCCGTCATTAAACAGGTTCAGGTGTTTTAATTTGCGTGGTAAAGCCATGTTGTCCCCTTACGCGCTGACCTGGCTGGAGAAATTCACCAGGTACTGATCGGTGATGCGCTGACGCAGCATCAGGTTTTCAAGTGGCGGCACTGGCGTGTAGTCGTAGTCGATGGTGAGTTTTCCGGCTTTCAGCGTGTCTTTGTCGTTCACCGACTCATCCAGCCAGCAATCACCACCAATGAGATAGCCCTGACTGACCAGGCTGCGCATTTTGGCGCGGATACCCTCGATAATGTCGCGGGCCAGCGACGGATTCAGCGGTTTATCCACCGCCCACATGTGCGCTTCTGCCATTGTGTCCGTCAGCACCTGCGCCGTGCGGGTGTAGTTTTCGAAGGCAAAGAGTGGGTCATCACTCAGGCAGCGGGAACCCCAGAAGCGAAAACCGTCTTTGCGGATAAGGGTGGTGACGTCGTTCTGGTTCAGCAGTCCCGCATCGGTTGCCGGGTCCTGCAGATCCCAGAACACATCAGCAGAAATTCCGGTGACACCGTTAACGCCCACGTTGGACAGGCTTTTGTGCCATCCGGTCTGCTCGTCAATTTTGGCGCGCAGACCAAGCGCACGGGCGGTGGCATAAGCCGTTGCTTCGGCATTCAGCACCGTGTCCCAGCCAGTAAAGTCGGGCCAGATCAGCATTCCTTCACGCTGACTGAAGTTTTCACGGTAAGTGATTGCTTCCTGCACCGTCTTGCAACCATACGCTGACAGGTAAGCAAATCCACGCAGGCTTTGCGCCACGCTCAGCAACTCAGTAGCTACCGCCTTCGTGTCGTGACCTGGCACGCCGAGAATGCGCGGTTTAACGCCGAGCTGTGACTGGGCAGATAACAGGGCTTTCATGCCTGTTTTTTTACCTTCAGCGGTCACTGCTCCGATGATATTGGTCGTGGTTTCTTCTTCCGTTTCACCCTGCGGCACACGCACAACAACGGTCACGGGTTTTGCCTGGTCAGCGATGGCATCCAGCGAACGAGCCAGCGTGCCTGACTCACCCGCTTTACCGCTGGCAGTCAGCACATCAGTGATCAGCACGGGTTTATTAAGAGGAAACATTTTTGCATCGGCATCATCGCCCGTGCAGACCATACCCACGATGGCGGTGCTCACCGTGGTAATGGATCGGGTGCCTTCGTTGACTTCAACAACGCGCACCCCGTGGTGGTAATCCTGAGCCATAGTGGCGAACCTCCTGATTGGATTAGGCTTCGCCCTATGTTGAAGTGATTGTGCCTGACAAACAGCTAAGCGCAGTTGTGCCGTTATTCACACAAAATGACGGTATTTGTCTGCTTTCAGGGATAATCAAAATAAAGCTGATTCAGGGAGATTTATTGTTCTTATTTGCCGGAAATTTTCGATAAATGGTAGAAACGCCTACATCAAAAATCAGTGCAATACGCTGTCTTGATTCTCCGGCCTCGAGTAAACGCCCAATCTGTGCCCACTGTTCGCTGGTCAACTTAGGACGGCGTCCACCTACTCTGCCTTTAGCACGAGCTGCAGCCAGCCCCGCCCTGGTACGTTCAACTATCAGTTCGCGTTCCATTTCAGCCAGGGCACCCATGACATGAAAAAAGAAACGGCCCATTGGGGTGCTGGTATCAATACTGTCAGTCAGGCTTCGGAAATTCACGCCACGCTGGCGCAGCTCTTCTATCAGCGTAACAAGATGCCGCATACTGCGCCCCAGTCTGTCCAGCTTCCAGACAACCAGCGTGTCTCCTGCCGATAGTGTCCTGAGCAGCTTTTTCAGCCCCGGTCTGTCGGACTTGGTGCCACTGATTTTATCCTCAAAAATCCGCTCACATCCCGCACAGTTCAGTGCATTGCGTTGCAAATCGGTGTTCTGGTCATTTGTTGACACGCGTACATAGCCAATAAGCATGATCATCCCCCTGAATAAAAACCGGAGATGATGCCAGTTAGCCGTTATCTCTGCATTTTCTTAAACGTTGGTTTAGGAGAAGCGGCGAAAAGGGATGTGGGCACAGGAGATAATCAGATACCTGATATGGGAGCATTCGCTTCTGGTTCGGGATGGTTCAGGCTACCAGGTGGATATATTGTTCAGTTTGGCACTTTTTCAGGAAACACGACCCGCTTTATCAGTGGACACTTCCCTATACCATTCCCTAATCAGCCGATGGTTTCAGTCAGTGTTATGTCTGATGCCGTTCAGTCAGACCCGTCGAATCCTGCCCCGCAGGTTTTGTCTGTAAATTTTGAACATATCAGTAATTCAGCGTGGCGTGTGGCAACCAGTGATATCTCACAGCAATACAGATTCAGTTATATTTCGATAGGACGATAGAAATGCAGAAATATATTTTCAGTGCCGAGAAAAATGCGTTTTTCCCTGTGGAGCTTAAAATCGCTTATCAGGAATCCGGCGAATGGCCCGATGATGGAATCGAAATTGACGACACTGTTGCCGCCGAATTTATGAAGGAAGCACCAGAAGGAAAATACAGATGTGTCATCGACGGAATGCCAGCATGGATTGATATTCCACCGCCAACTCATGAGGAACAAATTGCCGCAGCCGAACTGGAAAAGCAGCAATTGATTAATCAGGTCAACAAATACATAAACAGTAAGCAATGGCCTGGTAAAGCGGCGATTGGTCGTCTGAAAGGAGAGGAACTGGCGCAATATAATTCGTGGCTGGATTATCTGGACGCACTGGAACTGGTCGATACTTCCGGTGCGCCAGATATTGAATGGCCTACGCCTCCGGGGGAATAGGCCAGTTAACATGCTCAGGGTCAGTTGTCACATCAACCGACTTAACTTGATTTTTATAAGCCAGCCACGCCGACAATTTAGCCCTGTTGGCGTCGCTGATTTCACCCAGCATCAATTCTGTACGCCAGTCGAGCATTACGGTATCAGCATAATTCAGCAATCGTTGGCGCTCATTTTCTGCGGCTGCAATTACTTGTTCTTGCGTAGGTTGCGGCACACGGGTAGCGGGTACGCCGCCATCGTTAAATAACTCCCGGCCTGAGTAAATTTCACTAAGAAGTATTCTCCAGACCTCTTCACTGATCTCAATACTGTCATCAGTCTTTTGTTCGGGAAATCCATTAATTGAAGGTGAATAATATTTCATGCTGCAACTCCTCCAATCGTTAAAAGATATACCGGTCCCTCAGACCATGTTTGCCATGCTGAAGAAATGATGCAACCCGATTTTGTGACTGATGAAATATTCATTGACTCTGTTGTACCGCCCGTTGTTGACGTCAGTCCTACAGTTGATCCAAGAATAGGTATAGGTGCGTTATCGTAGGCAGTCGGGAACGTAACGGTAAGGTTATAGCCATTATTATTTGCTGGCATTGTCGCCTTGATGGCATGAATCATCAGGAATCGCTTTTTACCACCGGACAGAAACGGAATCTTAGCAGTAATAAAGTCTGTACCAGATTCCACCTGTACTAATCCGGCAGTCACTAAATCACTCAGACCAAAGTTTATCAATGCTCCGGCTATAGTTGACGCTCCAGTGCCTCCTCTTGATGCTGGCAGAATGTCGTATTTTCCCGTTTCTCCTATTCCAAGGTATGCGAGAAGACCAGCTACATCCTTTCCACTCAAATTGGTAAGCGTATTGTCCAGCGGTTGTTTACCTGCCAGCGCATTAAGCATTGTCGTGGCAAAGTTCGGATCATTCCCCAGTGCCGCCGCCAGTTCGTTCAGTGTATCCAGTGCAGCAGGTGCAGAACCCACCATTCCTGCAATCGCCGATTTCACAAAAGCCGTAGTGGCAATCTGTGTATTGTTGACCGACTGCGCCGCCGTGGGGGCTGTTGGCGTTCCGGTGAGTGCCGGACTCGACAACGGTGCTTTTAGTGCCAGCGCATTGTTAATGGTGGTACTGAAATTCGGATCATTGTTAATGGCTGCGGCTATTTCTTTCAGCGTGTCCAGCGTGGCTGGCGCACCATTAATAAGGGCCGTCAGTGCCGCCTGTACAAACGCAGTGGTCGCAACCTGCGTGGTATTATCCCCCGCCGCTGGCGTTGGCGCTTTGGGGGTTCCGGTAAATGTCGGGCTGGCTTTTGGCGCGTACTGTGAATGCGGGTCCGGTGCGGCAAGATGTTTTGCCATCTGATCATCCGCGTACACCTTCAGCTCCAGTGCCTTGTCATCCACATACTTGCGGGTTGCCAGCACTACAGCAGGGTCGATTTTCAGGGTGATATTGTCCGTGCTGCTGGTAATCAGCACCATGCGCACGGTCTGAGTGCGCCCGCTACCTTCAGCCAGTTGCGGCTTATAGCTTTCCGGGCAGTTGCCCACGGCAATCAATGCCCCGGACTCATCAAACAAGCCCACTTCACGTATCCACCAACCGCCCTCGTTTTCAGGGATCACCTGTTCGGCAATAATCTGGCTGCTGTTCTGCGGGTCGATATAAAGCATATTCAGCGCAGCCCGGCGTTTCTCATTTACCAGTGCCGTCTGCTTTGCGTCCGGCGTTGGCAATACTCCACCGCCATCGCCCACCGCCATATGGGTAATTTTTAGCGGCACACCGAGCGCGGCGGCGCTGGCAAGTTTCGCCGCGCCAATATCCGTCAGCAGGGTATAAAATTTTGTGCTCATGGATTCACTCTCATTGTGTCAATAACATGGACCGCCCCGCCTTCATGCGCGGTGCCACCGGAAATAATCGTTTCGTTGATATACGGATAGATCGTGATTTCTTCGCCAAGATAGCTGGCGGCTCCCACCCAATGCGGGCCGCTGGTCTGCAGATTGATGGACATGCCGATCATGTGACGGCTACATGGTTTGGCATCGCTTATCAGTCGCTCAAGTTCCAGATAGGTATCTTCAGTGATGCCCTGGTCCTGCACACCAATGTCCAGACGAAACGTGCCCGGTGTTTCTCCGGTCTGCCACCACTCAATAATGCGGATCAGGAAGCCGAACGGCTCCACCACCCGCCGTACGGCACTGGTGGTTCCTTTGTGCTGATGAATATAAAAAGCATCCTTCACTACCTGGCGTTTGACGCTTTCTGTCCAGCCCTCGTCCCAGCGATCCACAGAGAACGCCCAGGCGAGATAAGGCAGGAAGCTGACCGGACAGGTAGCCGGATTCCACAAGTCACGCAGCGGCACCTGCAAATCAGAAATCCCGCTACAGGTTTGCGCCAGTCGGCGCTCCAGTGAAGTTGAACCCGGTGGCAGCAGACTATTCATCCGTTCCTCCGTTGGTTACGCTCCACTGCGTACATGATGCCGCCTGTGTTTTGTTCAAAACCACATCCGCCAGCGGCGAAGCCAGCTCCACACGCTGCACACCCTCAACATGCAGGGCGGCAAAGATGGCGCTACGGCGAATATCCCTACCAAGCCGCGTCTGACTGGCGATGTATTTCTGCAGGCTGGCTTTTGCCGCTGCCATTACCGGCTCTGCTTCCGGCCCCGGATAGAGAAAAATGGTGGCTTCCACGCGATACGGGATGATTTCTGCGCTGCGAACCGTCAGACGGTCAGCCACCGGGCGGACGTTCTCACTGTTCAGAGCTTTTTCCACCACGTCCAGCAGGTCTTTTTCTGCAGTTCCATCGCCTTCGCGGCTAAGGACAGTCAGCACCACCTCTGCAGGTGCCGGGCTGGTTGCACTGGCATCCGCCACCCGACCGTCGGCGCTTCGGGCATGAAATTCATAAGCTGCAGTTGGCCCCGCAACAGAAAGCCCTTCAAAGGCTGCAGGCACACGCAGGCGCAACGCTTCATCGCTTTCCATCACAGCTGCAACGGGCGGCACAGCATCATTATCAGCAGGCGTCACCGTCAGGCGTGTCACGTTGTAGTTGGCAGCGAGCTGGTCAAGATCGCCGCCCATCGCGTAAGCCACCATCACCGCCTGCGCGGCTTCGTTAATGCGCTGGCGCAGAAGCAACTCACGGTAAGCGTTCTCCTGCAACAATTTAGTGGCGGGTTCAGATTCCAGTTCCAGCGTGCGGATCACTGCTTCCTGCTCATCTTTCGGATGAAGCGCCACAAATTCTGCCTTGCGTTCGGCAAGCAGCGTCTCAAAGTCCGGCACATCCACAATCTGCGGCGCAGGCAACTGCGAAAGGTCAATCACTGCCATTCTCTGCTCCTGTTGATACGGAAAGGGACACAGGCACACCGTTATTCCGCCGCCCGGTCAGCTCCACCACCATTGAACCGTCAAAATTGCTGTTGATGGTGATGGAATCCAGCGTCAACCGTGGCTCCCAGCGACTCAGCGCCACATACACTGCCGACATGACCTGCAGGCGTAATGCCGGATTTTGTGGCTGATCTATCAGTGCCGACAGCAGGGAACCATATTCCCGGCGGGCAATACGGCTACCCTGCGGTGTCAGCAGAATGTCCCGCACCGACTGGCGCAGATGATCAATATCAGTAATGACTTTGCCGCTGGTATTGTTCATCCCGCTATAAAGCGTCATACCGGGCCTCCGGTTGTATCGCCGCCTTTCAGGACGCCAGTATGCTGATGCGCATCAACCACGATCCCGTTAGAACTCATCGCTCCGCCGCCCTGGGTAACGCCACCATTGATCACCACTTCGCTGTTAATGCGCGTGCGGTCAGCCTCCAGTACAAACTCACTGGTTTTCATGGTGATGTTGTCAGCAGCCTCAATGACCATTGATTTGATGCCCCTGACATACCAGCGCCCGGTGGCGGGTTCGTATTCAAACCAGCCACCGTCAGGATGTTCTGTCACGCAGGCGTCCGCCGACGTCGACGGTGGTGCGAACTGATTCGAATAGACAGCGGGCAGCGCAAAGGCGGTTTCCAGATTGCCGCCCAGACTCAGCAGCACCACCTGCTCACCTTCCGATGGTCGCCACCATGTACGGGCATTCCCGGCACGCAGCGTCAGCCAGCTGATCCAGTTGGTTTCAAGCTCGCCCGTTTTCACCCGGCAAAGCCAGTTTTCCCTGTCCACTTCGGTGACTACCCCTGTGCGGATCAGGTTGGTGATAAGGCGCATGATTTCGGTTAATTGTGCGTTCATAGGGAAAGGTTGCCATCAGGGGAAGAAAGGCGGCAGTGCTGCAACTTGTATCAGTGCTGATACAAAGATCACCCCGCCAGCCATTGCAGAATCATGTCGCGGGTCATTGCCTCAACATCATCATTTACACCCAGAAGGCGACGCTCTGCGTAACGCACCTCCGGTCCCTTACGACTGACGCGATCTCGCAGGCCGTAATGGTGAACGCGGGCAATGCGCTGCACCTTGCCTTCAAACTGCACGCTGGCAGAGTCGGTGCTGGCGGCAGTTTTCAGGTATTTTGTGGTGCGCAGCTTTGCAAACATCTGACGTTTGATACGGCCTTTTTTACTGCGTGCTGTTACCCGTCGCGGTTCATAGCTGCTGCCGTCAGGGTTGCGCTGCATCCTGATATTCTGCTGCTGTGTCCGGCGAAGTTCCTGCGCCAGCTGGCGCATCATGCGGCTTCTCGAGGCTGGTTCCAGATTCGCCAGCAAGGCACTCAGCCAGTCGTCCACCTTCTGCAGTTCAGCCACGTTTCACCGTCCACATTTCTTCAGGTGCATCAGGTTCCGCTATAGCTTCAACGCTCGACACACTGCCGTCAGTGCTGACCAGCACACGTTCCGTCAGTTGCAGGTTCAGGCTGATATCACAGACATCGTTGCGCAGAATATCCACCTCAAAGGTGAATAGCTTTTCCCGTAACGCCGGGTTATTGATGGCATCGGGCTGGTTATCCCTCAGCCACAGCAAAACCGGGGCCATCAGCAGATTCTGGTCGCCGCTGAAATCCTCAATCACCGCGTTCAGTGTGTAACGGTACTCCCACGACATGGAGCTGGCCCCCGTGGCAACCAGCGAACCGTTATCCACAAACAGATGCAGTTTGTCCGGGTTATTGCGGACATAAGGCACCGCTTTATTGAGGGCGTGGCGCAGGGATTGTGGTTTGTTCACTGTTTCGCTCCTGACACGCAATAATCATGTCCACTTTGTCTGCACAGACCGCCCAGGCGGCCTCCGTTTCATCCAGCAACGCATTCAGATCACCGTTAGTGCGCGGTGCTGCCTGCTCCAGCCGACACGGCGTCACTCGCGGACAACCACTGACGGTAAGCTGCACCTCCGGTGAGTGCCGGACGTTCCCGCAGCCGGATAATGTCAGCAGGCAAAGGAGTATCAGCCCAGTGGCGTAAATCCTCGTTCTCACGTTTCAGTTCCTCGATCCGGCGTTGTCGTTGTCTCAGCTGTGCGCTGGTCTGTTCTGCTTCGGCATAGAGCCGCGCCTGCTCCCGGTTATTGGTTTCAGTCAGAATGGACAGGCTGATAAGCTGGCTGTTGCTCTTTGCCAGTGCCTGGCTTTTGCTCTGCAGCTCGTTTGCCTGCGTGCTGATGGTCTGGCTGGCATCAGCCAGCCGCCACGTCTGCCAGCCCAGCGCCGCCAGTAATAACGCCAGCACAACCAGCAGCAACCGGTTCATGCTGCTACCTGTTGCGCCATCTGATTACGGGTGATCCAGAAGGCAATAACGGTCAGCAGATAAAAGACCAGGGTAATGGCCCACCCCGTCCATGCGAGACTTACAACAATCAGCAATCGCATCACCCAACAGATAAATACATTTTCTTTTCGGGTAATTGTCTTCAGCAAAGATGCCCTTAACTCCTGCCAGAGCGGGCCATTCTGAATTAACGCAGCCAGTGCTACCGGAATTACCGCCCATGTCAGCAAACAGGCTACCCAAACGCCGGACGCTGCCAGTACCGGAAAGATCCCCTGCGGATACACCATTGCTGCGATTAACAGCGCCATCCATAACATCAGAAACAGTCCGCTGATTAATTTCTTTTTCATTTCAGTTTGCTCCCTGTAAACACCAGGCCATCTCCCGCGCACGGCGGTTATCCAGCCCCTGATTAAACACACCTTTTACATAAACCCAGCGCGGCAACTGTCGGCACGCATCCGCCCAGCGCCGCTGATTGAGCAATTTCACCAGCGTGGAACTACAGGCATTGCCCGTCCCCACGTTGAAGGCAAACGACACCGTAGCGTCATACACCTTCTGTGGTGGCTGTTGCTTCACACACCTTTCCAGTGCCCGCTCCACACGCAGCACGTTGGAGATCAGCCCTTCTGCTGCCTGTCGTTCCGTGATTGTTTTGCCGGGAATGACGCCCGATGTATTACCAATGCCGTCGGTCCAGACACCCGCGCTGCACTGATACGGCTGCAGACGACAGCCTTCGTAATCGGCAATCAGTTTCAGCCCCTCCACGGAGGTGTGAAGCTGCTGAAAACCCGGCAGCGTGGCAGCAATAGCCAGCACGGCCCCGACAAGGCAGCGTTTAACGATTGATGGATTCATAGTCCTCCCGCGAGATCTGCCCGTCGCGCAGAAGCTGGTAGGCTTTGTGTTTGTAGTACCAGTTGATAGCCAGCATCAGCACACCAATCATCAGGCCGCCCAGCGTTGAGGCATCCTTGATGGACAAATCGCCCAGCCAGGCCAGCACGACGGCGATGCAATACGTGATAAAGGCGCTGATTCGCTCAAGCGTCATAATTCAGTCCCATAGCTGGACGGTCTGCACGGTGGTGGTGGTCGGTATGTCCGGCAGCTCCACCTGCAGCCCGTGAGGTAAAAAGGGGCCGTATTCGGCAAGCCCCGGATTTGCCTTCAGTACCTGCTCCGTGACACCCTGCGTGCGCCCGTAATGACGCCAGCAAAGCGCGTCCACCGTGTCATACTGATACGCACGCACTTTCATCAGATAAGCTCCACTGTGCAGTGCGGCGCATCCTGCACCCGGCTGATGGCCCAGCGGGCGTCACGCCACAAATCACCGCTGGCTTCCGCCAGTTCTTCGCCTCGCTTCACACCGGATGCCGTGGCGTCATAGTCCTGGTATCGTTCGTTGAGCATGGCGCGTGCCCAGCAGTAAACCGCGTTGAAATAGTGCTGAATGCGCTCACTTTTCCCGTCCAGCTGTTCCGCCGGAACCTCTGCCAGCGAGGCATACCCCAGCATCTGCTGGCGTCTGCGAAACTCATACAGCTCTGCGTTGACCTCCGAAATTGCCGACAGGGCAACCTGCTTTAAACGCGGCTGCGTCACCGTGCCGTCAGTGCGCATGACACTGCGAAACTCCGACAGGTCCACATCAGGCCAGAACGGCGTATTTCTGATGATTTCCGCCTGTTCCGGTGCCTGTTCTGGCGCAACAAACTTCATGCTGCTTTCTCCTGAAATAGAGGGCGGTGGACGGGGTTTTGATGAGGCTGTGCCTTTCGCCACCCCGTGCCGCCCGTGCGCGGGGGCACGTTCTGTCAGCGGCTGTCATTGCGCAGTCTGCGCTCCAGCTGCTGTTTGTCTTTTTTCACGCCACAGCGGGGATCGAGCTGTAACGCATGGTTGAGATGATTAAGGGCGGACGCCGGATTGCTTTCACTCAGGACAGCGCCAATCGCTTTATGCAGACGCGCCCGTGACTGGTCCGGCATATCCAGACCGTCTGTCAGCTCCAGCGTCTGCAGCAACAGATCAGCATCAAAGCCGGTGGCGGCAAGCATTGCGCTCTGCGCGGCGTCTGCCATTTCCTCTGCCAGCACGGTCTGCACGTTGCGGTTACCCAGCGGCATCACCCAGCCATGACGCAGGGCATGACGCCCGATCTCCAGCGCTCCGGCATAATCTCCGGCATCAATGCGCCACAGCATCACGTACATCAGCACGTCATCCTGTTGAGCGCCTCCGGCAGCCAGGACACCCTCTGCCCAGGCGGCGTACTTCGGCAGCAGCTCCACCTTGATTTCCGCTTTTTTGACCGTGGACTGAACGCCCTTGAGACGGCGGCGGTCTTCCGCCAGTTGCAGCAGCATCAGGTCATAGCCCGATGCGTGGCGAACACTGCCGCCCTCGCGGGCGGCCTGTTCAGCCTGAACGCGCAGGCGATGCTGCCGTGCGGGACTCAGGCTCATGGATTACGCTCCTGTTTCGGCTGCGGCGGCGCTGAAGTCACCAATCTGGATGTTTTCCACCAGTGCAGCGCAGCGATAGTCCTCAACCACATAGGCTTCGTTAACGGATTCAAAATTTTCAATCCGGTCACGTTTCGGGTTGTCGATAACTGAACGGCGGCGGGTATCTTCCTGCCAGTAGATGGACAGGTTATCCAGACGGGTGATCAGCAGCGCATTCGGCGGGAAGAACGGCGCACGCACCGCCTGCAGGCCACCCATGCGTTTCTGACTGATGATCATATCGGCAGCCAGTTTTTCACTGTTTTCCTGCTCTTTGTTGACCAGCGGGAAATACTTGTCAGACAGCAGTTCACGCCCGCAAATCACCACCAGATCGTCATCGTCCTGGTAGACCACGTCGATAAGCTCATTGACCGCATCCATCACCACAGCGTCCAGGTTGGCATATTCGCCACCTTTCCCGACTTTCACCGCACCCGGTGTGGTTTCGCCGCCCGTGGTGGTGCTGCCCATGACGTGATCCGGTGCATCCTCACGGATTTTCTGCAGCCAGCCTTTGTTCACATCCTGCAGCAGCGGGTTTTCACTACGGTTGGAGGTTTTCGCACGCTTCACGCCGTTAAAGCCGATCATGATGCGGTCCAGTGCCTGACGTTTCACGATGGCGTCACGGATACGCACCTGGAAATCCTGAAACTTCGCCCACAGGTCCAGCTTCGCGTAGGTCAGCACCGTGTCAAAGTTGGTCTGCTCGCATTTATATTCCACATCGACCATCAGCGTCGGATCGACAGGTTCACGCTCTTTCGCGGTGGTGTCAGTGGTTCCGGCAATGGTGCTGCCAACACCCAGCCCCAGCAGCTGACCGGACTGCTCAGTCACTGGCGTGACGTTAATCAGCGTCAGGAAAGCGGCGGACTGCTGGATCTGGTCTTCCAGCGTCTGCTGCACAGACGGCTCCACAGTGAATTTGCTGGACAGTTCTTCAACTGCCACATCGTTCAGACGCGCCAGCTGCTGCAGGTAAGCGTTAAAAGCAAAGCGGGTATTCTTTTTCATCGGGTTTTGTGCTCCATCAGCAATTGGTCAGAGTGTCAGCGGGGGCGTTACCGCCTGTTGCACGCTGGCGGTAGTCCTGGCGGCTGTCTTCATGACTCAGCTTGTCCACCAGTTCGTTAAAGGCGGTTTGCTGTGCCTGCAGGGCAGTCTCCAGCTCAGACAGGCGTTCTTCCTGCTCAGACAGGGATTTTTCGGTGTGTGCGTTCAGGTTCTGCTGCTCAGTGGCGACCAGCTCCACGGCCTTATGCACATCAGAGAACCGGGCGTCATCGGACTGCTCTTTTTTGGTAAACAGCGCCGTGACGCGGGCAAACAGGGACGGTTTGTCGTCCTGGATTTCTTCCAGTTCGATCACCGTTTCCTCTGCAGCGGTAAAGAGATTGGCAGGATTCTGCTTGCGGTTTGCCAGCGGGTTATGGGCTGCACTGGCGCTGAATGTCAGCATTTCCGTACCCAGACTGGCAGGGTCATCAGTGGCAGCCAGGCCGACCAGGTAGGCTTTGCCCGTATCAGCGAACTTCGGGCTGACTTCCATAGAGGTGAATAATTTCTGGCCTTTTTTCACCAGTTCCACCAGGGACTCCGTTGGCTCAACGTCGGCATACAGCGCCATCTTGCCTGCCAGCGGACCTTCCGTGATTTCTTCAGCAAACAGCGCCGTCACCTTGCCGTAGCGGTTAAAGGTGCTGTCCGGCAGATAAGACTTGATGTGCTCAAGGTTAATCAGCGCGGTATACACCGCCGGGTTGTAGCTGGCTGCCATCTGTTCCAGCCATTCACGCTGGATTTCGCGTCCGTCGGTGGTGGCACCTTCCACCCCGATGCGAAAACGCTTTGCTTTCACTGTCATGAGCCGTGCTCCGTTAGAAAAAACTTACTGGAGCCTTATGGTTGCGGTGATGGGGGCAGTGAAACAATGCGCGGTATTTGTACCGACAACCACACAAACCGCAGGCGGGGAAAGCCTTCATTCAAGGCTGTAGGTTTGTGCCATGAACACCACACTGACACCCGCAGATCTCGATCCCCGTCGGCAGGCCATGCTGCTGTACTTTCAGGGATACCGCGTAGCCCGCATTGCTGAAATGCTGGGCGAGAAAGTTGCAACCGTTCACAGCTGGAAAAAACGCGACAAGTGGGGTGACTATGGGCCGCTGGATCAGATGCAGCTCACCACCGCCGCACGCTACTGCCAGCTCATTATGAAGGAGCACAAAGAAGGGAAAGATTTCAAAGAGATTGACCTGCTGGCGCGCCAGTCGGAGCGCCATGCACGGATCGGCAAGTTTAACAATGGCGGCAACGAAGCCGACTTAAACCCTAACGTCGCCAACCGCAACAAAGGCCCGCGTCGTCAGCCGGAAAAGAACGTTTTCACCGATGAACAGATTGAGAAGCTGGAAGAAATCTTCCATTCCTCCATGTTCAACTACCAGCGCCACTGGTGGGAAGCCGGAAAAACCAACCGCATCCGCAACCTGCTGAAGTCACGCCAGATCGGCGCGACCTTTTACTTTGCCCGTGAAGCCCTGATTGACGCCCTGCTTACTGGACGTAACCAGATTTTCCTTTCTGCCAGTAAGGCACAGGCTCACGTCTTTAAGCAGTACATCATCGACTTCGCCAAAGAAGTGGAGGTGGAGCTGAAAGGCGATCCGATGGTGCTTCCCAACGGGGCCACACTGTATTTCCTCGGCACCAATGCCCGCACGGCCCAGAGTTACCACGGCAACCTTTATCTGGATGAATATTTCTGGATACCGAAATTCCAGGAGCTGCGCAAAGTGGCTTCCGGTATGGCTATTCACAAGAAATGGCGACAGACCTATTTTTCCACGCCATCCAGCCTGACCCACAGTGCTTATCCGTTCTGGTCCGGTGCTCTGTTCAACCGTGGGCGCAACAAAGCCGACAAGGTGGACATCGACCTGTCCCACAGCAATCTGGCTCCCGGCCTGCTGTGTGCAGACGGGCAATACCGCCAGATAGTCACCGTGGAAGATGCGGTGCGCGGCGGCTGTAACCTGTTCGACCTTGACCAGTTACGTATGGAATACAGCCCGGACGAATACCAGAACCTGCTGATGTGTGAGTTCGTGGACGATCTCGCGTCCGTGTTCCCGCTCAGCGAGCTGCAGGCGTGCATGGTGGACAGCTGGGAAGTCTGGACCGACTTTCATGCACTGGCGCTGCGCCCGTTTGGCTGGCGCGAAGTGTGGATCGGTTATGACCCGGCAAAAGGTACGCAGAACGGCGACAGTGCCGGATGCGTGGTGGTGGCACCGCCAGCCGTGCCGGGTGGTAAGTTCCGCATTCTTGAGCGTCACCAGTGGCGCGGGATGGACTTCCGCGCCCAGGCTGACGCCATCAAAAAACTGACCGAGCAGTACAACGTGACCTACATCGGCATCGACTCGACAGGTGTCGGCCACGGGGTTTACGAGAACGTGAAAGCGTTTTTTCCAGCCGTCCGGGAGTTTGTCTACAACCCCAACGTTAAAAACGCCCTGGTACTCAAGGCCTACGACATTATCAGTCACCGTCGTCTGGAGTTTGACGCCGGACACACCGACATAGCGCAGTCATTTATGGCAATCCGTCGTGCCACCACCGCCAGCGGCAACCGCCCGACCTATGAAGCCAGCCGCAGCGAAGAAGCCAGCCATGCCGATCTGGCCTGGGCAACAATGCACGCACTGTTTAACGAACCGCTGCAGGGCGAGTCCGCCAATACCAGCAATATTGTGGAGATTTTTTGATGGGAAAGAGTAAAAAGAACCGCGCTGCGTCGACGAACCAGATCCAGCATAAAAGCCAGACTTCAGCCGAAGCATTCAGCTTTGGTGATCCCATCCCTGTACTGGACCGCCGTGAACTGCTGGACTATGTGGAATGCGTACAGATGGACCGTTGGTATGAGCCGCCCGTCAGCTTTGACGGACTGGCGCGCACCTTCCGCGCCGCCGTGCATCACAGTTCCCCGATTGCAGTAAAGTGCAACATTCTGACCAGTACCTATATCCCTCATCCGCTGCTCAGCCAGCAGGCTTTTTCGCGTTTTGTGCAGGACTATCTGGTATTTGGTAACGCCTACCTGGAGAAACGCACGAACCGATTCGGTGAAGTTATCGCCCTTGAGCCTACTCTGGCAAAATACACCCGACGCGGATTAGACCTGGATACCTACTGGTTTGTGCAATACGGTATGACAACCCAGCCGTATCAGTTCACGAAAGGCAGCATTTTTCATCTGATGGAACCGGACATCAACCAGGAGATCTACGGCCTGCCCGGCTATCTTTCTGCCATTCCATCCGCCCTACTCAACGAGTCCGCAACTCTGTTCCGCCGTAAGTATTACATCAACGGCAGCCATGCAGGCTTCATCATGTACATGACCGACGCCGCGCAGAATCAGGAGGATGTGAACAACCTCCGCAACGCGATGAAAAGCGCCAAAGGTCCAGGCAACTTCCGCAACCTGTTTATGTACTCGCCTAACGGCAAAAAGGACGGCCTTCAGATCATCCCTTTGTCAGAAGTTGCGGCGAAGGATGAGTTTCTGAATATCAAGAACGTGAGCCGGGACGACATGATGGCAGCACACCGAGTGCCGCCGCAGATGATGGGGATTATGCCGAATAATGTCGGGGGGTTTGGGGATGTGGAGAAAGCCAGCCGAGTCTTTGTTCGCAACGAGCTGATGCCGCTGCAGAAGCGCCTAGAAGAGCTAAATGACTGGCTGGGAGAGGAAGTGATCAGCTTTGAGATTTATACCTTAGGTGCAGATTAAATATAGCAAAAGGGCGCATTAGCATGCGCCCTAAACTCTTGTTCTTTGCATATAGTTAAGGTTGAGTCAAACTCCAATGCACCTCTATTGATAGAAGAGTTTCAGGTAGCCCACGAAGTTGGTGAAATATCCCTTCCATAACGTGCTCATGCGTACGCCCGTAACCAATACATGTTCTTAAAGCACTATCAACTCTACATTCACCCTGAAAAGCAATCGAGGCTTTTGCGTTGACATGATCAAGAGATAACTCATTGATAAGAAAACAAACCACTTGTTCTAAACATACAAAACGATTATTGAGAGATGCTTCCTCTATAAATCCAGTCTCAGCAATTGCCTTCAAAAAGCGTTTATCGCCTGATAGAAGCAGATCATGATTATTTATTAAACCTTGAAGCAAACGCATCTCGCCTTCATCAAGATTCTCGAAATTGTTCTGTAATTCAATCAAACGTTGATCCGTGATTAACTCTTCAAACGGCAAAAATGCCCTCTCTGACAGGCATTGCTGTACGCGTTCCAATGCCTCAGCACCATAACGACGAAGAGCTGACTTACCTCGTAACTGATAAAAAAGCGTATCTAAAACATAAAGTTGGCCGTACTTACTTGTAAGTAATTTGCAACCATCAGCAAGCAGATCAAGTTGAGCCAATTTCAGTACTACATCATTATCAAGTAATACAGCCACTGGCGTTACACCTCAATGTTGTTCATTCTGCATAACATTTCAAACTTGTCTTCCGATACCTTCTCTTCATCAACATATTCAAGAAAAGTTGCGGCAGCATGCTCCATCCAATCCAAACGAGGATAAAGTATGTTTAATGCACTTCCGCATACAGGGAAAAAATTCCCTGTATGCGTACGCCCCATTGTTTTGGCGTAATTTAAAGCTACGTGGCCAGGATCAACCTTATTGTGACGCCCTATACGCAAAGCTTCCGAAGCCAGCACTTCAGCAGAAATCCAACCACTGCTATGGAATGCAGCATCTGGTCTGCCATTAAGGAGTTCTATTGCGTAAGCATTGGCTTCTATTTCTTGAGGATTTTCGACATCATCTTCATTGATTTTTTCATCAATTAACAATGAGTTATCCTCAAGATGGCCGCAAGCGATATGCCCTAACTCGTGCGCCAAACTAAACAAAATACCACTTGCATGTTTATGTTTTTTTGTAAGAGCAATAACTGGGCGATCAGAAACCTTTATAGCAACTGCATCCATCTTTTTCCTGGCAGGAATATCCGTCATATACAAAACAGGGATACCCGCAGACCAAGCAAATTCTAAGAGTGACAGGAAATCTACCCAAGGCTTTCCTTGAGAAAGGATTATCTCACGTATATCACGAGCAGATGAAAGCCCCATATATGGTCTTTTAGCAACTGAAGCTGCGATTTTTGCCATACCATCAACCACAGCCGTAGCAGCCTGCAACTCTTCGACCGATTTATTTGCCGCGTGTTTATACTTTCTTACTGACTCATTGAATCTCAATTCAGCAGTAGGATTGACGACCGTCGCCAAATCCAGATTCGCAAACTTTGCCAAACCTAAAATTACCTGCTGGCTAATGCTCGCTGAATGATTAAGCGAATCATCCCACCAATCAGGAAGTAACTTTGATAGCCCTTCGGCTAAACGCCTATCAAGCGCCCCTACTCGGCGAAAGAAAGCATTAAGAGGCTTCTGATGTGTAGTTGCAGTCATCTCATCCCCTCCCTTTATTGTTAATTTTGATAGTTCTTTCTGTACACAGTATAACCGTAGCTATTTTGCTTAACACGCAATTTTTGAGAATCATAGCAAACTAGAATTTAGCTTTTTAAGCTCACAGCGCGCGCTCGTATCCCCGCCACGCCTGCCCGCTTTATGTAGTGGTTTTCATGCACCTGCATAATCTACGCAAAAGCCCGCCAGTTCTGGCGGGCCTTAGCAAAAACGATCCTCAAACGATCATGCGATCTCATGCGGCATAGACATGCACTACAGAGCTAACGCCTCGCAAGGGCTCGTTGTTCAACCTTGCTGACGCCAGAAGCAAGTTCAGACGCCAGCAACGTTTCTTAATGCAGCCAGCTGTCGTCTTCCCACACCTTCTGCATAATTTTCATCACTTGTTTTCTTTCTTCGTCCAGTTGCAGTCCGGTTAGTTCCACACCGTTAGAGCTACCTTTGCGAATGCGAATTACCGTTTTGGGATACAGGGGGCGCAGATTGCGGTAAAGCTCGGATTCAAGGGCGTCCAGGGTAGACTGGCTAATCTTCTGCTCTTTATCGATCATTATTTCAATGCGCATAAAAGTCACCTCAGCTGATGACATCCATTGAGCGGTTGTATTCGTGGGTTCTGATTTTTGCCATGAGTTCATCAGTCAATTCAGAAACCCACTGCAGAGCCAGCCCCTTCTCTTCATCACTACACTCACTAGCCGCTACAAGCTTAAGAAAAAAATCAATGCGCTGGAGCTTCAAAGACTCCAAAAAATAGTCCTGCATCTTTCCTCCTATGACACCACACGCAATGCTGTATGCATAACCACTGCTTATATTTACAGTATATAATAATCTTACTGATGTAAAACGATTTTTTACGTTCATCAGCCTGATATGCCTGGTATTATTAAGAGCACGAATTGTTAACCCGCGTAATTAATACAGGTTCCGCCACTGATCATCTTCCTGCAAACGCTGGTTCCGATAGAAGATACGCAGGCCTGCTCCTGACGGAATACTGCCGCCGCGAAGGAGTAAATCGACCTCTTTCTCGCTGCCATCAAATCCTCTGGACTTCAGCTCATACACGAGCTGCAGTCGCTGATGGTCTGTAATTCGCTGTTTGTAGTCTTTACGCCGTTTCGGTTTCACCAGGCGTAACCTTGCTGCCAGTTCCCGGCGCTCTTTTTTGCTCATACTGTGCAGGTATTCGTGCAACTCCTTGTCATCCATGCTGGTAATGTCCGTTCTGGGGTCCCCATCAGCTGATTTATCTTTCTCCTGTTGGTTCAAATTTTCAGCAAGGGGACAGTTATTGCCACGAGTCCAAGGGGCGCAAGCGCCCTGGTCGGCTGCCGCCTCCTGAACGTCAACGGCCTTACGAACCATTTTCCACTTCACTGCATGAGTGCAGATCTTGCCCTCTGCAATGGGTGACCAGATGCCATAAATACGAATGCCGTGATCGCCATAGGCGGTCGGCTCTTCGTTGATTTCATAAGCGGTTCTGATCAGGTGATATTTGCGGGGAACCAGTACGCCGCCCTGCTTCATGATGTAGGTGGCAAAACAACCAGCATCAGCAGCAGCCAGGATTGCATCAAGGCGCGGGTTATTCAGTACCGGCGCACCTGCTTTTTTGTCCCCCTGTTGCCTTGCCGCCTGACCAGCCAGCAATCGCAGTTCACGGTAAGCCTGACGCCCCGGAATGCCAAAGAAGCGGAATTGCTGAACACGATGCAGAGACGCCCAGGCATTAACGTATTCAGCATTATCACGCAGGGATTTCCCCGTTTCCTTGCTGATCTCGCCAGCCAGACCACGCCCGTCAATGTTCTTACTGATGTATTTCGCGATGTAGCTTGTTGGCGTACCTTTGCGCGGGTTAATTAACTCAGACTTAAAGCGCGGCCCAGTGTTATTGCCCAGCTCCTCGCGGTCTTCACGGATGGCAAACTTACGCAGTAATGCAGTGATGGCGCGGCGGTCTTTTTTGCGCATAAAACACAACAGGTGCCAGTGAACTGTACCGTCATGATGCGGCTCAGCCACCCGCACGCCATACCAGCGCAATCCGGCTTTGTGCATCGCCTTACGAAATGCAGCAAACATGCCGACCAGATAATCGCTGCTTTGTCTTACCGTCGCGTTTGTCCAGGTCGGGTTTGGTCTGCCGTTATTTAGCGTGGAATGGAAACGCGACGGACAGGTGATAGTGTAGAAAACGGCGCAGTCACCGCGCATTTCCGCGATAAGCTCCAGACCTTTAACACAGGCCATCATCTCATTGCGGCGATGCGCAGGGTTGCTGCTGCTGGCGTTTACCACATCCTCCATGTCCAGCGTGTCGCCGTCTTCGTTCACCAGTTCATGAGAACGGAAAAACTCCAGCGACTTACGGCGCTGCTCACGTTTATGCATCACGGCTTCATAGCTGACATAAGGAGATGCTTTTTTGCTGACCAGGCAAACAGCGCGCAACTGCTCTTCCCGCCATTCGCAACGCATCTTCCACAATTTCCGATACCACCAGTCGCCGCACAACATACGCGCCAGCGAACCCGGAATGAGTTCATAGGGCACGGGTTTACGGCGGTTTCTTTTCCGACGGAGTTGCTCAAACGCAGGTGGGATGACATCCAGACGCAGGGTTTCCGCCGCCACCTTTTCCCATGTCTTGCGGATTTCTTCTGGCTTAACGTCATCGGTGGCATACAAATCGCCACAAGCTGCATCAAGGCACATGCTCATATGCGCAGCTACCAGGGTGGACAGGCGTTTCACATGATCCTGACTCATTTCAGGCAGAATCAGCAGGCCGTCCAGCCCTTCATGGCTTGCCATAAAGCGAAAAGAAGTGGATAGCTGACTCTCGCGTACATGCTCCAGTCGTTCCAGACATGGCTTAATCGTCTCACGCAAATAGCGGGAATAAGCCTTTGACCTGCCCAGGCTGCTGAAGTATTCAATACGTTGCATCAGCGGCTTGCTGATATGGGAAGGCTGGGCGTTGACGTCCGCCAGAATGACCATATCCGGATTAAAACGCTGCTGCTCATGCGCCAGCTTTGCCCGACTAATGAGCTTATCCTGCTCCATTTCGCGCTGGACAGGATCACGGGATTCATTAAAGAAATAACGCTCCCAGACCTGATCACTCAGCGCCTCACGGCGCAGCTGTTCCTGCTCGTTATCGGCAGCGTACAGAGTGATCAGGTTTGAAAGCGCAGAAACCGGCGCAACTTCCGCCGGGTCCAGATAAGGGTTAATGGCCTTTTTCGGGCTGTTCCATGAGAATGCTGCGGCGATCTCGTTAAAGCCGCTGCAGTTGTTCATATCAGCATGGCTCATGCACGCACTCCGTACACGGCAGAACTATCCACGCCACGCGAAGGATCAAATCCCACCCAGCAGCGCGGCCCGGAAACAGCGATGATTTCTGTTGCTGATTTACCCTCGCCAGCTGCCACACCGATGCTGCGTTTTACCTTGATATAGTGGTGAGTAAAATTGCGATACAGCGAACGAATCAGGGATGTGTCACTGTTAGAAACAATGACCGGATGTCCTTCAGATGATCGATGTTCAAGAACGGATGCCAGGTGATACTGGTCATCTTCAGTGAAACCATCAGTGTGATAGCCGGAAAACGTACCGTCATACGGCGGATCGCAATACACCACATCCCCCGCCTTCAACATCGCCAGCGTTTCATCAAAGCTGGTGCAGATAAACGTTGCCCGCTGGGCTTTTTCTGCAAATGCGCGAATTTCTTTTTCAGGGAAATACGGATTTTTATAATTACCGTAGGGAATGTTGAAATGCCCACTCTTGTTATAGCGACATAAACCACGGTAACCGTGACGATTGAGATACAGGAAATATACCGCTTTCATGAAATCAGTAATTTCAGTTGAGTAATTAAACTCCTGCCTTATGTTGTAATAAGCCACCTCCCTGTTTGCTTCCTCAAATAAAACTCTGGCGCGAGATATAAACGATTCACAATCAGCGGCAACCTTTTTATAGAGGTTGATTAAATCAGGATTAATATCCGCAACCAGATAGCTGGGATAATCCGTCTCCATCATCACAGCACAGGAACCCGCGAAAGGTTCAACCAGTCGCGGGCCAGCAGGAAGATGTTTTTTCAGTTCGGACATTATGGCAGTTTTATTTCCCGCCCATTTCAGGATGGTGCTCATACAGCACCTCCGTTGTAATGTTTGCCTTTCAGCTCTGCGATTTCCTGACAGGTAATGCAAAGCTGCACACCCGGAATGGCACGGCGGCGTGCTGGCGGAATTGGCGCTTCACACTCAATGCAAAGCACGCGGGACACGCCCGGCGTTTTGGCACGGGCAGCACGGATATGGCGTTGGCGTTCTTCTTCAACGCGCTGCTGTACGAGATCCATTGCATCAGCCATTAGTGGATCTCCTGCGCTTCGTTCTGGATTGCTTCAGCAGTCACACGAAGCAGTTCTGCCGCTTCGACGTGGGTTAGCTGGCGGGATGTGATATAACACGCCAGGCTATCAAGGCGAGCTGCCATTGCTTCAGCCCTTGCCCGGCGTTCTTCCAGACGAGCCTCTGTCAGTAAAATATTAAGCCCTGCGTCATCCGGTCCGGTTTTGGTCGAGAGGGTTTCAATATTATGCATAATCAATTCTCCTGAATTTAGATAAAGGGATGCCCAGCGGGTTTACGCCATTAATTTCATTAGTTGGTTAATTCGGCATGGTTAGCCGTCTGGGAAATAAGCTCACCACTGCACGAAAATGATTCATTGCTTTAATCAACTCCCGCTTTTCGTCAGTGGTCAGCTCATTAATGCTGATGCTATGACGTTCAGCTGGAATTTTTGCCATAAAGAATATGGCAGCCAGTGCCCGTTTATTTTGTTCGCTATTAATATCGCGTGGATCACGCATATCTTTAATAAACCGCTCAAGCTCTGACTCAATATTCAGACCAAAAACTTTCGCCCTTAACTCCGCAATGTGATTAAGTCCATTCAGGCGTTCACCGGGGCTTAATGGAACAGTCGCCGCAGCGCCATTAATTGCCATAATTCATATCCCCAAAACGCAACTATCGTTCTTTGTTCTTACGGTAACGTTCAAGAGGAGATACATTTTTTCGTATCGTCTCTTTAACCTGCTCTCCCCGTAAAAACGTCCCATCATTTAGCGTGAAAAAGTAACTGCCATCGCCCGACAACGACGGATAACAACAGAGCAAATCATCTTCAGGTACTGAATAACTCTCCCCTCTGTAACGAAACTGATAAACCACTTCACTTTCCGCTGCATACATTTTGACTTTCTCCGTTTCCTCGTGGTCAATTCAGACAGCAATTCATCTTGTGAATGACATGGATGCCAGCGTTTACCATCCTCACCCATGATCCAGCCGTGACCGTAGTGCATTGCCGGACTTTGTTTTACCAGCAGCGATGCAAATGATGGTTCTTTCGTCAGCATAAGCACCTCACAGCAAACCGAATGAAGCACCGAGGCCAGTCACGGTATCAACTGCACTCGCCATCGCAGGATTAGCCTGTAAACGGGCCTGCAATGAAACAGCAGCCAGCGCCATCAGTCGTGTTACAGAGTTAATGCTGCTGATAGCATCACGACGACCGGCACTGGTTTTTACATCACCAGATACCGCACCTGCAGCAACACGCCCGATCTCTGCGGTTGCACTCATGACGTAATGCGGCAGTTTCTCTTTTGCTACCTCATTAATAGGTACACATGGCAGGCAGTGAATCTGTGCCAGAAAACCATCTATCAGCGTTGAATCTTCAGTCAGATCGGTAAGCAGCCAGATTTCTGGCGCATTGAGCTGATGCGGTTGATCTGGGTTGAGTTTGTTTCGCAGAGTCTGGACATTCATTCCTGCACGTTCTGCCAGCTTCGCCATATTGTGACGAAGTGCAAAAGCTCTACAGGCTTCATCAAAATGCGGGTGTTTGGAAATCTTATAATCAAACATGCTACCCCCTTAGAAAGTTCTCATAATTGAACTTACTTACCAACAATGACGCGGAAGTTGGAATGACCGAGGGATTCACGGACCTGATCGGTTTTGTACATCAGATAACGCAGGCTTACGCGGCCTTTGTTTTTTTCTTTCTTAACCATGTACTTAGCAAGTTGACCATGATGAATTTTTTGGTAAACAGAACCGCGGGAAATGCCCTCCCACTCTGCGAATTCTGCAGGCGTAGCCATCTCTTTTGGTACACGAATTGAAATATCAGTACTCATAGTGCAGTATCTCTTAGTTTGGTTTCGTTTTATCTTGTTTTATGTGGTTTGGTTTTGCTTTTCAAACCATAAGTGGATGTTAGGATCACTTTTTATATACGTCAAGAGGTTTGATTATGAGCTTAATCAAGGCTGGGAATGATAGTGGTGGGCGCGATGCGATTAACAGGCTTATTAAGGCTTACAACTTCAGCTCACGACAGCAGCTCTGCGAACATCTGGAAGTATCAAAAAGCACTATGGCGAACAGATACTTAAGGGATAGTTTTCCTGCCGAATGGGTAATTCAATGTGCCCTTGAAACAGGGGCTTCCCTTCTATGGCTGGCTACTGGTCAAGGAGATATGTATGCGTATGAGAACGAAGAAACAAATCTCAAGAATGAACCTTCTGCCACTGTAAGACCACTTTCTAAGATCGTTGCTCCTAGCATCAAACGTGTTGAACTGAAGAACGGCGAACTGCAGCCAAGTGATGAAATTCTTCTTGATAGCAGCCTGCTCGATGGTGACTCATCCAACGCTTTATTTGTTACAACAGCTAATGATAGCTTTGTAGTGGATACGTCTGTTAAACAAGTCAGTAATGGCTTCTGGTTAGTCGATATGGACGGAGTTAAAAGCATCGTCAAAATCGCTCGCATTCCTGGTAATAAAATAGTAGTTCATCAAGATGAAACATCATTTGAATGCTCGGTCGACGACATTGAAGCTATCGGGCGTGCAGTCAAAGTAATCAAGAGCCTTTAGCTTATGAGCATCAGAAAACAGCCTAATGGAAAATGGTTGTGTGAGTGCTATCCCAATGGACGCAATGGCAAGCGCGTGCGTAAGCAATTTGCCACGAAAGGCGAAGCCATTGCGTTTGAACGCTTCACAATGGAAGAAGTGAACAAAAAACCGTGGTTGGGTGAAAAGGACGATCGGCGACACCTATCAGAATTAATTGAGCTGTGGTATTCCCTGTATGGTCAAACACTCGCAGACCCCAAGCGCCTCATGGCGAAACTTAGAATTATCTGTAATGGTCTAGGCGATCCCATAGCCTCAGAACTGACAGCCGGTGACTTTACGAAATACCGCGAAGCACGGTTAAAAGGCGAAGTGCGAAATGAAGATGGCACGCTTATGTCGCCCGTTAAGCCCCGCACGGTAAACCTTGAACAGCGCAACCTATCATCTGTTTTTGGTACACTGAAAAAGCTGGGCCACTGGTCAGCACCCAATCCGCTTGCCGGGCTGCCAACATTTAAAATTGCTGAGGGTGAACTGGCGTTCCTGACCCCGGAAGAAATTAAACGTCTGCTGTATGCCTGTGCTGATTCTCAAAGTCCCAGTCTACTTTTGATTGCAAAAATATGCCTAGCCACCGGCGCACGCTGGAGCGAAGCCGAAAACCTGCAGAGCCATCAGGTATCAAAATACCGTATCACTTATACCAAGACCAAAGGTAAGAAAAACCGAACAGTGCCTATTTCTAAGGATTTATATGAAGAATTACCTAAGAATAGAGGAAAATTATTCACACCTTGTAGAAAAGCCTTTGAACGCGCGGTAAAACGAGCTGGCATTGAGCTACCAGAAGGGCAATGCACACATGTATTACGACATACATTTGCCAGTCACTTTATGATGAATGGAGGAAACATACTGGTGCTGCGAGATATTCTTGGGCATGTCGATATTAAAATGACAATGATTTACGCCCACTTCGCTCCAGAGCATCTTGAAGATGCTGTAACCAAAAACCCTCTTGCTAACCTTGGATGGAGATAATTATAAAGTGTTTATTAATAACTATATCCAACAAAACTTCTGGATATCGTACTTACTTATTATAATATATTTAATATATATATACCTTGAATTATACCTATGCGTATCAAAAAAAGGCTTTGACATGGATGAAAGACCATTAACAAGTCAATATTTATTTAAACAATCACTTAGAATACCTGTATTCTCAGCGATATACTTTGGTATATTTTCTTGGCTTGGACATTCACCTCAATTTGATAGTGATGGCTTTAATAATTTTATTGCAATTAGCAAACTCCCCATCGCCTTGCTTTCTTTGTCCATACCATTTGTTGCTGTCGTAGCAAACATACACCGTACAGTTCAGACAAACCGACAGATTGAGGAAACAAAGCAAAAGAACCTATCTGATAGCCACTATAGCCATCTAAAGTTCGTCACTGATTATTTCACCAATTTACCTAGTAAAATCGTTAAACGCGATCGTTATTATAACACTAAAGAGGTGTGTTATAAGATTAACTACCCAATACATCTATATAGATACATTTTCAAACATAGTTCGCCAGAGAATGGCCGACCTAAAAACACAGATAAAGAATACATACAGGAAGTAAATAATCACTGGATTGGAATATTAAAAAACCTAGAGAAGATAAATTCCCCTAATCGTGGTTCTCAACTTCACGAAGTTTTAATCCGTCAAATGCAATATCTTCATTCAATTGAAAAACATTTATCAAAACTTAATCGAATGCTTTGCCTAACTCCGATAGAGTTAAATGAACATGCAACTTTACACTCTAAGGGATATGAAATTACCACTAATTTCATGTCTAGCACTGAACTTGGCGATACTATTGAAACTTATTTTAAATTTACCATTGATATTCTTGACATTACCGATAATTTCCTTTCATTCAAGGATGATGGCATGTCCGGGCAAATTATTATACTTGCAAGATTACTAAAAGATAATAATCCAGCTATTTTTCATGAGATTATAACAAATAAAGGGAAGGCTGACCCTTCGCTGACCTACAATGGCGACACATTGGCGGCAGAGCATTAAAAACGCATAAAACGGACAAACACCAGATAATAATAATGCATTGTTTTCAAACATAAATTATTGTTTTAAACATAGTGAAAATGGTATGTAGGAATTTCGGACGCGGGTTCAACTCCCGCCAGCTCCACCAAATATAACAAGGGGTTACGTGAAAACGTAGCCCCTTTTTAATGTCCAGTGTCCACTTAGCGTCCACCTAAGATCAGGTGACCAGATAGGGATAAAAAATGCCAACACCTGAAAGTTTGTGGAAAATTCTGGCTTCACCCATTTCGACAAAGACGGCTGTTAGGTATGGATTCCTCTCTGTAGCAATTGTCCTTTCTATCCGCTTTATACTCCCAATACTTAAGGACATTGCGCCTCTAACTGAACAAGACTTGCCGGGGTATTCCTATGCAGCGCATTTTGCTCTAACGATTTTGTTTTCACTTATTGCGGAAACTCTAACCTTTGAACTAGTAGCTTGGATGTATCTCAAGCTCGAAAAATTCATAGAAAGGAGGAAATTAAGAAAAGAACTCGCCCGCAAACAAGAGATTGAGAGCAAGGAAATCAAGAGAATCCAAGAAAAGTTTATTGAAAATTTCATACTGGCATGGCCCCTCATAGCCCCCCGCTATAAATATTTTGTCTATGAGCTACGAAGGGGCCACAAGGGCTACTCAGATACGAATTCGGCCATCAATTACCTTAGACAACAAGGTTGGATTCACCCAATAACTGAACTACCTTATAGCCATTGCCTTTATCGGTTAGACGAACTCATTTTTGAAGCCCTAAATAGGATAGAGTCAGCCGCAACAGCAACAGACTCCTAGCTTTGCATAGCTGCCCGCTATGCAAACTAGTGAGCCAAATAAATTTAGACTTCAGGCAAAGCCTGCTGGCTGAATCGCCACGGATAATCTAGACATTTCCGAGCCGTTGATAAGATTGTTTTTCATATTCCTTCCACGTCAGCCCTCTTAATGTGGTGGATTTCATGCACCTGTAGCAATCGTAGCGATCCGGATCAATACTTGCTAGGACGATGAAACACTCCACGGGAGCTCATGCAAACCCGTGCACGGATTTGCGTTTCTGGCTAGCCAAAACCCCACCAGCACTTTCAACACGGCTCCATCCTCAATGGAAATCAAATCTTATCCTTATCAACCCGTTAAGAATGTGGTTAAATCATAACCTTACGTCTAATATCCATTCATGAAGGGTAAACATGGAATCGAACGATCCTGGAAAGCTGATTTGGCATGTCGCCTGCGATGAATCAGGGATAGATGGTCAGCGATTTTATGGATTTGGTAGCTTATGGATGAAATACCAGAGGCGTGGCGATTTTGCGCGTATTGTCCGCGAACTTCGTGAGAAACATAACTGTAGCGATGAAATTAAATGGCAGAAAGCTCATTCCAAGCGTAACGCTGCATTCTATCAGGATTTAATCGAGACCTTCTTCAAACACCCTTGGCTAGCTTTTCATTGCATAGTCGTGGAAAAGTCGAAGGTAGAAAAATCTTTCCACGGTGGCGACTATGATCTTGCAATGCGTAAGCATTTTGGCAAGCTAATAGAGACTAAAATTGGCAATGTCATCAAAGCCCACCCCGACAGAGAGTGTGAGTTTCGTGTTGAAGTAGATCCATTACCATCCCGCTACAAAAAAGCTGATGAGGAATTCCATGTAATCACCAACCACACTTTGGCACGTAGGTTTGGGCGCAAAGATATTATCAAAAGCGTAGTAAGTAAAGACTCAAAGGCGTCAGAACATATTCAGATAGCAGATTTTTTGCTAGGTGCGGTCATGTGCGCTTATCAAGGTAAAGCAACTTCTGAGGCAAAGCTAGCCGTCGCAAACAATGTTGCATCCTACTTGGGATGGGACTCACTGATGCATGATACTTGGCCAACAGAACGTAAATTCAATATTTGGTTTTTCTTCGACAGGTCAAAAGGACCAAGGGATATTGTCACCCAAGAAGTTAAGCTCACTTACGCCCTTCCCAACACACGAAAATAG